GGTGTTCAATTAGAAAATAGAATTAATTTATTTTTTGATGTTGCGGGCACATATACATTCCAATTTGAAGGAGATAATCAATTGGCAATGTATATTGCTCCTTGGTATGATCCTGGAGAAGGAAGTTATATCACTGATAATATGTACAATGGATCAGTAACTAGAATTAGAGATATTACAAACAACAATAATACTATTCCTGTTGATAGTGATGGTGTCCTTCAACCACCATCAACATTACCTTCTGAAATTACTGGCGCTTCTGCGTGGACTTTCTTAGGATACACAACTAATTTTACTTCCGAAACTCCAACATCAGTAACTTACAATATAACTACCCCAGGAAGATATGTAATTAGAACATTTTTAGAAAATGCTTTTGGGGCATCAGATCAACCAGGTGTATCTACCGATTGGTTATATAATCCTGGTGGAATGGCTATAGTCATTAGAAAACCAAATAACTCTATTCTTTGGACTACCAAAACAGCATTCGGGAATCCTGGTCAGAACCGAAGCGGGGATGGTCCTGGCGGCGGCGGAGGAGGCGCTAACGAGGGTCTAGGAGGTCTATCCTCTGACGGATTGGGGTTGACTGGAGGATCTTGCTCGAATGCCGATTCGACCGCTCAGGGTGGGTCTGCGGGGTGGAGCTATGTGATTGATCATCCAGCGATCAATGTGGAATTTTTTGGACAAGCACCTGCAGGATTAATTTCTGGATGGAATACACCAACTACAACAGACGCTTCTGTTAGACGTGGAGGTGGTGGATTTGGAGGAGGTCGCCCAAGTAGAATGAGCATAATATATAATGGAACAGAATATTCATTGTTTAATAATAATGGTTCATTCAAAACAGTTTTAATACCTGGAATGGGAACTGGTGTTTGGGAAGACTTTATGAATGGAAGATCTTTCCAATATCATTATTTTTGGGGAGTGACTACAGATGGTTCTCCAGATACAGTAGTTCCTGAATTGGTTGACAGTGGCGAATCTTATGGTAAAATACTATTGGGTAGTTACCAGGGTGCCTATAACTCTGCTGCCTCTCAAAGATCCGTTCTGAATAGAGCAAGAAGTTTAGAACTTGCTTTTAAGTGGACACCAATTAAGACTGGAGCAAATACTTGGGATACTCAAATAAGATTAGTTGGTATACCCGACTGGGGTGAAGGGGCTGGATTCTTGCAAAATGATATTTTGCCTGGTGTTATGCCACCATCAAAATCTCAAGGAACTCAACCATGGTGGGATATTCTTGCTGGAAATACTTCTTCCTGGCATACTTTAGCCTTCTATGATCAGGTTACAAAAACAACTAAAAATGCAACTAAACCAGATACATCTTTTAATTTCTCCGTTAAAATCAATAGTATTGGTGGCGGAGATGATTTTCGTCCCACAGATGGAAGACCTGGTTTTGTGAGAACTCAATATTATTCTGTTGATTACGTATATGAAGAGGAAGAATGAACTTACCTGAATTTAGCAAAGATGAAATCCCACAAGAGGTTATTGATAAAGTGGGTGAAGATTTTGAAATTGTACCACTAAACGATATTGAAGATCCCAAACCAACTGTCGATAAAGGTAAAGATGATTACCTAACACGAAAAGTTCTTAAGCAACTAGATGAAATAGGCGCATTGGAAAATGTGTATAAGAAAAATTTATCCAAACAGGAAACTTGGAAAGAAGTTAAAAAGGTATCCAGATACTTTAAATCTAGTCTATATGCCATCAAAACACTTGACAGGGATCCTAAGTCTGATATATAATGTTGATTCTCCGTTATGGAGATGACATGTCGTTTAAATCTATAGACTTATGATGATTCGTTCTTTTATTGCTGCCGCTGCTATTGCTGCTACCGCTGCTCCTAGCATGGCGCAAGTCACCAGTGTTTCTCAACTGCGTGATGTTCAACCTACTGAGTGGTCTTATCAGGCTATTTCTAATCTGGTTTCTCGTTATGGTTGTGTTGCTGGTTATCCCAATGGCACTTTCCAGCCTGGTCAACCTGCTACCCGTGCTGAACTTGCCGCTCTGACAAATGCTTGTCTTGATCGCATCACCGAGTTCTACACTGCTGCTGATGCTCAAACCGCTGCTGCTCTTCGTGCAGAGTTCTCCCGTGAACTGGGTGCTACCAATGCTCGCGTGAGTGCCCTTGAGACCGCTGCTGCTCGCAAGGCACAAGGAGTTGGTAACTACGTTGGTCTTGGTGTGCTTCTAGATCAGCAAGGTATTGCTGGTGCTGGTCAGACCGCTCAAAAGACCGTTTCGGGCGGAACTCTTCAGGCTCGCTATGCGGTGAAGAACTTCAGCAATCAGAATGCTGTGTCGGTCCGTCCCTATCTGAATGCCGTTGCTGGTCCTTCGGGTAACATTGGCACTGCTGGTGGTGCTCTCCTTTCTTATGATTGGAGTATTGCTCGTAAGGCAGGTACGAGTGCTGCTAACATCTACGCTGCTGCTGGTTATCAGGTTCCTTTCGTGAATAACTCTGATGCCAACTATCAGTCTTCCATCGGCAATCGCGGTCAAGCTGTTCTTGCTGTTGGTCTGGAAGGTCGCATCACTAACTCTCTTGTTGGTTTTGCTGATCTGAAATTCCCTACCACTAACGCTGCTAACAGCTACGGTGCTACCAATGGCACCTACTCTCCTGTGTTCACCACGGGTCTCGGCATTAAGTTCTGATGCCTTCGGGGGGTTGACAGATCCCCCACACCTCCTATATAATATGGAGGTCACTTGGAAAGGTGGTCGAGTGGTTGAAGGCTCTAGTCTTGAAAACTAGCGATGTGAAAGCATCCGTGGGTTCGAATCCCACCCTTTCCGTTTCGGGGTGTAGCGCAGCTTGGTAGCGCAACTGCTTTGGGAGCAGTGGGTCGCAGGTTCGAATCCTGCCACTCCGACTAATACATAAGAATAAAATGGATTTTGATTTTTCTGAATTGGAAAAGTTGCACAAAGAAACTTTTGATAAAGCTATTGAAGTCCTTACCAATCACTATGATAGATGGGTACAGGACGATAAAGAAAAATTAAAAGCACTTACCCAGATAAAAAAAGAAACGGAAGGATTTATTAGAATTTTTGGAGAAAACAATGTCGATGAATAGTAAGAAATTTGCAGTGTACACCAAAAAAGGTTGTCCATATTGCGATAAAATTAAAACTGTTTTAAGTGCTAAAGGTGTTAATTATTCTGAATATGTTTTGGGAGAACACTTTACACGAGAACAATTTTATTCTGAGTTTGGAGAAGGATCTACTTTTCCTCAAGTTATTTGCGATGATCTAAGACTCGGTGGTTGTACTGAATCTGTTCAGTACTTCAGAGCGATGGGTTGGGTTTAATAAATAACTAAGAGTTTAAAATTAGGAGGTTGGGCCCTTTATAATTTCTGTACCTAAGGAGGACCCATGGAACATTTAGAGTTTATTTACATTTCTTTTTTCCTAACATTAGGAACCTTTATTGTTGGATTTATGGCTGGTTGGTTTTCCAACAATTTATTTGCTTCTTGGTATGATAAAGCTGGATATGCAAAACATATTCTTCATCCAGAAATGTATGATGAGGATGGTGAAATACTAAGAGATGAACTGACCTACTTGACATTCTTAGACGAAGACGGTATGATGGATGATGAAGATGATTAAAACCTAACATGATCCTTATCGATATGAACCAGGTGATGATTTCTAATCTCATGGTTCAAGTGAAACTGTCAGATGGTATTGATAAGGGACTAGTTCGCCACATGGTTCTGAACTCTCTTCGGATGTATATCCAGAAGTTTTGTCAGGACTATGGAAACGAACTAGTCCTTTGTTATGACTCCAAACATTATTGGAGACGAGAATATTTCCCGTATTATAAAGGAACTCGAAAGAAGGATCGAGAAAAATCCAATTTTAATTGGAGTTCTATCTTTGAAGTTCTTAATGAAATCAGAGATGAAATTCGTGAGAACATGCCATACAAAGTTATGGAAGTTGATGGTGCAGAAGCAGACGATATCATTTCTATTCTCACTAAAAATATATCTCATAAGAATATTCGACTCCAAAAAGACATGCAACCTCCTGAAAAGGTTCTAGTTCTTTCTGGTGATAAAGACTTCATTCAGTTGCAAAAGTATCCCTGGTTGAAGCAGTACAATCCAGTAATGAAGAAGTTTGTTTCTGGAATGGATCCAAAGCAATACATTATTGAACATGTATTAAAAGGAGATAAGTCTGATGGTATTCCAAACTATCTTTCTCCAGATGATACATTCATGGAAGGTAAGAGGCAAAAACCTATCCAAAAGAAAGCCTTGGATAAAATTGTCAATCTTTCTCCAGAGCAATTCTGCAATGATGAACAACTACAATATTATAAGCGAAATCAAACCCTTATTGATTTCTCCTATATACCTGTAGAGGTCGAAGAAAAAATTATCGAATCGTATGATTCGCTGACCCCAGCTCCTAGAAATAAAATGTATAATTATTTTGTGAGCAACCAACTTATTAGTTTACTTGAAAAGATTGAGGAGTTTTGAAATGTCAATGAATACTAGCAATCGTTTGCTGCTATCTGAAGTTTTGCAGAAGGTATCAAACGCTAAAACGAAAACTGAAAAGGTAAAGATTCTTCATGAATATAATTCACAAGCACTTCGTTCTGTTTTGATTTGGAACTACGATGATAGTGTCGTCTCTATGATTCCTGAAGGTGAAGTTCCATATCGTCCCAATGAAGCACCTGCAGGAACAGAACATACTGTTCTTGAAAAAGAATACGTTAAACTTTATTACTACATTAAAGGTGGTAATAATGAACTTAAGCAGTTCCAAAGAGAGGAAATGTTTGTACGATTGTTAGAAGGTCTCCATTCTTCTGAAGCAGAACTTCTTTGTCTTGTTAAAGATGGTCAACTTCAAAAGAAGTACCGTATTACTAAAGCAGTTGTGGAAGAAGCATTTCCCCAAATTAAATGGGGAGGTCGTGGCTGATGGCAGTTAAAATTCTTCATCGAGATTGTGATCCTGAAATTGCAAACGATCGAAGTCTGCCATACACAACTTACATAGTTGAATATATCCTAGATGGATTAATTCATTATGATCTTGTTATGACAGATAAGAAAACGGATATCTTTGATTATTATTGGGATAGATATCGTAATGATTTAATTTCATTTAACCAAACTGAAGGTAGGACAAATCCTAAATTATGGAATATGCCTAAGAAACAAGAAAAGAAAAAGAAATGAACTTCAATTTCAATTTCGGAAAAAAGAAACCAGGCATCAAAGAGTATGCGATCATCGGAGTAGTTCTCTCTGCGGTGATCGGTACTCTTTCTCAATGTACAGGCGTATCTGAAAATTCTATTTGGGATATTATTGATCAAGTTCAACGAAAGTATTTCCCTGGAGGTATGTTAAATGAATTTGTCATTAAGGATCCCGAAAAATTAAATCGTAGAATTAAAAGAGATGTTGATCGTGCTATTGATGACTACTGGAATCAGACAGGACTTAATCCTGCCGAAGTTGATAAACCAAAGTACATAGAAAAAGGTATTGATACGGTAGTATGTTATACTAAAGAGTGTCAATCTCTTGGTGGAGAGATGAGACTCTGTGCTCCATGGATTTCTAATTGTAAAAAAGATGACAAAGAAAACAACAGTTTACCTGGATCCTAGAGGTCCAGCTAAAGAGGAAGAAGAAGAGTTGCAAAGACAACTTGAAGAGCAAGAGCAGAAACAATCTGCTGAAAATATAATGGCAATTATTAATGGTGTGATTGCATATACAGTAATCCTTCCATTACTATTCATGGTTTCCTTCAATGTGTCCTTGACAAAAATGTTCAACTTTGCTAACATAGGTTACGTTGAATCCCTAGGGGTTGTAATCGTCGCAAGAGTATTGAGAGGTAAGAAATGACTAAAGCATGTCTAGTATCTGTAACGCCTGATGCAGAAAAGACAATGGCATATATCGCAAGGGTTAGTAATCCTGCCAACCAGGACAATCCTAACTTTGCAAAACTTCTAAAGTATTGTATTGATCACCAGCACTGGTCTGTGTTTGAGCAATCAACCATGACTCTTGAGATTGAAACAACTCTAGATATCGCAACTCAAATTCTTCGTCATAGGAGCTTTTGCTTCCAGCAGTTTTCACAACGTTATGCTGATGCATCTCTTCTAACTGAAGAACTTCCTGTTCCTCAACTTCGTAAGCAGGATACCAAGAATCGTCAGAACTCTATTGATGATCTTGATCCTGAACTGAAGCGTAGTTTCGAACGTCGTATCAAGCATGTGTTTGCAGACATCATGGATCTCTATGATGATATGCTTTCTGCAGGAGTGGCAAAG